GTTATCAAATAAACTAGCGGGAATAAATCTGCGTTTAAATAGAGGTTGGCCTTCTTTACTGTGGCCCTTGGGGAATGTAATAGTCTCCCCGCTATCTAAATGCGTTGCCCAGAAGGGCTTACCTGCGGGTGCAGGATCAATAAACATCTTCTTAACCCAAGAGTGTCCAGCACCACCAGGGTTGGTTGTAGCACGCATATACAAACCTAAATCGTTTGCATGAGCACTACGTAGACGTGACCTCATATAATCCCAAGCATAAGGTGAAGACCATTGTGTAAGTTCGTCGAAACCGATCCAATTAAATGCCTGTCCTTGGTAGCGAGTAACGTCTGTATCTTTATCCAGATAGGACATCCATAAGCGTCCACCTCTTGGGCTGGTCCATTGAGACTTACGTTCTGACCACTTGATTCCTGGGACTGCACGTGGGTATAACTCCTGAGACTTCTGTATTAGTTCACGTAGTTCTTCCGTAGTATGTCGTACAAGTAGACCACTGAAGTTAGGGTCATTCAGTCCGTGTAGTGGGTCAGCTAGCATAGCATATGACTTACCGCCACCAGCCGCACCACCATACAGTACTTCCCGTTCTGACGCACTTAGAAAGAACGTCTGGGGGCCGGGGTTTGGCTTGAACACTACTTCCTGTGCTGCATCCACGTCGAACTCAGGGGCTTTGACTTGTGCAGGTACAGTCTGTGGTTCAGGGGTAGCGACTGTTTCAGCTGTCTTTGCCGATCTCTGAGTATGCCCCGACCCCTTGGGTTTCGAGTTTCTCGATTTCCGCAAGGGTTTCTTCGAGCCACTTGGCAAGCTTGCGCTTAATTCTAGCTGCGTTCTTACGTCTTTGCTCAATCTTGATTCTCTTCTGTAAGCCTTGGTTAGAGATATAGCGGCCTGTTTCTTTTGTAAGCCACTGTGCTACGGCTCTATAACTATACTGCTTAAGATGACGCTTTGCAAGCTCTAATGCTTCAAGTTCCGACTCAATAGGTAATAATAGTCTAGGGTTCTCTGGATCTACCTCATAGCCAAACGGTACAGTCTTTGCAAGTTTGACTATCGGGTGCCACTTCTTGTTATGTGTTTTAGGGGGTAACGGTAATTCCCAGAACCCCAAGTCTCTTGTTGGTATTATTCGTTTGACCCTTCTTTTGGAGGTAAGTAAAAGATACCCCCACCAGAAGAGGAGACATCAACTTTGTCTACTTTACCAAGTCCTGCACGATCTAGCAAGTCTTTTGCTGCCGCCATCTTTTCTTTAATGCCTAACTCAGTAGGATCATACAAAGCACCTACCATAGACATAGCAGCTTTAGGAGCGATACGTGCAAAGTAAGTACGTGTCTTCTCTGCAATCTCGTCCTTAAGCGATTCTACAATAGCTGTTGTGCTAGAGGCAGGGTCATAGCCAGCTAGTTTCTTAGCTGCTACAACATCCCCGCCTGCTTCATCAAACAGTACATCAAGAAACCTTTGTTGTTTCTCCGTCAGATTCCTTGCCATAAATAACCTCTTTGATTTGTGACCGACCTAAGCCGATGTCATGTAGTTCACGGTCTGAAAACCTTTGCAATATTAGATAATCAGCACGTTTCTGTTGGTATACTTCAATAGTCTTTAACAGTTTCTTCAAGAACTTCATCGCACTTCTCCTTTTTGTTTGTGTGCGATAATAGTTATACTTGATTGTTTAAACTATAGAATTGCTAATTTGGAATACCCGTTAACCTACTGGTACAAACGTTTCAGTTACAGTACACATATAGTCCAGTGTTGGGGTAGAGTTACCTGTAGCAATACAACGAATCTCATCCCCAGGTTCAAGCACAAGGGTAGCACCTGTAAGTAGGATGTAATCTCCTGTACCTAAGTTCTTACCACCGATAAGGTTAAACTCATCCGTAGTGGATGCTTGGTACCACTTAGCCAAAGCCGAGGTAGTACCATTAGCATTCACACAGAAAAGCATAGACACCTCGGCACGACAGTTAGCAGGGCATGTGTATAGAACCTCTACTTGGTTCTGTACATCACAGATAACACCCTTACTAACTGTACGTGCTGGTTTGCCTTGAGCAAAGAGAGTCATTACTTAGATGCCTTCTTTTTAGGTGTAGCCTTTGGTTTAGACTTAAGTGCAGGCTTATCCTCTGCATCCATCTGCGCCTGTGCTAAGATACAGATGTTAGTTACGTTAGGGTCTTTACTCTGAACGTTACCGTAGTTGTCTTCACCTGCAGCTTGATTACCTGCAAAGTCCCATACGTAGCCGTATTCGTCTACACGATAGCCATGCTCTTCTAGAGCCTTCTGATATTTATGATAAAACTTCATGATTAACCCTTATAAGATGCGCCACACTTAGCGTAACCACCTTTGTTATACTTTTTCTTCTCACCACTACCAGCTGAATAACCAGAAGCGTAGATAGCTTTACCTTGCTTCTCTGCTTCAGCTTTAGTTTTGTAGACCTTACCAGTCTTACCCCACTTGTAGCCGCCTTTTACTTTATGTACAGGCATTACCACTTCACCTTGTCTGCCCAGTAAGCTGCACTGAGCTTACCCTTCTTAATATTCTTAGCATGTCGTGCTTTAAAGCTAGCACGTTTCTTCTTCATGGCCTCGGACTCACCAGCTTTGGGTTTACCTGCTGTCTTAGCACCCTGCTCCCCAAAGCGAATCATCTTAATAGTATCACCTTCCTTGGCAAGTACTACGTGTGATTTAGTAGGGTGATCTGGAGTACGTTTGGGTTTGTTGTAACCAGCAAACTTCTCACCTCGATATTCTACAGACATTACTTCTTACCTTTTGCGTAAGCTTCTTTACCATAGAACGCAGCTACAATAGCAGCCACAGATACAAAGTAAGTTGCAGCCATACTACCCAATACAGAGGTAGCTTGAGAGAGGCCCAGCGCCGCCGCCAGTACCACACTGAAAGGGTATAGAAGCATACCAGCCAAAGCGAACCATGCCATATTGCGCTGGGCGTCTTCTTTCTTGTCTTCATTCTCAAAGCGTACTCTGCGTTCAAACAGAGCAATCTCCTCGTCAGTTACAACACCATCGCCATCCGCATCAGCTTCGGCCCAGATACTATCGTCTTGTAGTTGCTTCATAGTGGGTTATCCGCTAGTTCATCATAGGCATTCCAGATGTCATCAATCTCTGTCTGAATAACATCTAGGGTATCACCTAGTCCATCAGTTATTGTTGTTGCCTTATCAACTTGACTACGCAAGTCCAGCAGGAGCTTCTGTTGCTCAAGGATCTGCTGCATGTTAGTACTTAGTGCTGCGAGCTTAGTGTTAAGTCCACGTACATCATTATCTAGGATAGCTTGCTCTAGCGTCTGTACGCGGCTCTGGACAGCCAGAACCTCCTCTACTGCAGCCTCGGTATCATAGAAACGGTTTAGTGCATCATACGAGAAGTACAGCGCCCCTGAGAGCGTAGACAGGACTGGGATAGCTACTGCTACCATCCAGCCCTTAATGTTATATCCACCTACGCTAAACTCGAAGTCGCTCATTTCTTCTTCTTAGCCACGCCGCCCTTGTTCATCTTACGTGTCATACCTTTAGGTAGACCTTTCAAGCCTGAACTATTTCCATCTGGTGTTAGGATACCACCACCGCCGCCACCACGTCCAGACAAACGAGAACTAGATCCAGTACGTTTTACCTCTTGAATTTGTACGCGAGGCTTAGGCATGTCATAATCTAGATTCTTTGCTGCCTGTGTGCGAGCTTTAGTTACTTTTTCTGATTTGGTGGCTAACTTGCGTGCTTCTTCTGGGCTAGAAGCATTTACTTTAACAGTAGTAGCTCCATAACCAGAAGGTTGATACGTAACTTTACCCGACTGGGGGTTGCGGCTTTTAGGTACACGAATGCCTACCTTTACTTGATATTCAGCCATTTTATAATCCTATTATTGTGTTGGCATTGCCCCATATATTTCGATGTATTCACCTGCATCGTAAACATCTGATGCACTCTTCATATCAGGTGTTAAGTAACCCTGCCAGCCTGAGTTAAATCCTGAGTCTGCCCATGTAATTACAAACTCATCAACTGACTGTGTGTATGTGATAGCAGTATAGCTACCTACTACAAAGTTACCCTGTGATGCGTAGGAGTCAATACTTGCTGTCAACTCACTGTTATTAGCAGCAGCCATGAAAGCACCAGCCTGTTGAGCATAACCTTCTACTGCAACTACAGCATCATTATACGCATCTACTTCACCTGCGTCAATACTGTATGCGTCTGACGCTACCATGCCCTGCAGTGCAACTTGCTCTGGCTTAGTATCCGCAGCTGAAGCAATCTCCATTACAGCTACTGCAGACATGATGGTTGAGGTAGCTGCTGTCAGAGTATCTACTGCTGCAGTCAAGTCAGTCATGTTAGCAGCAT